CGACCTTGCTGCGTTGACGGATCGTGCCCCCAAGCTTATTGATTCATTGCCGGGAAGAAACGAATTAAATTATTGGATTGATGGTGGTCAGGACGCAGTTGAAAGAGGGTTCCCTGAAGAGCCTTTCATCCTCTTAGACAAACTCTACATTGACCCGCAAAACAGAGGCCAAGGCGCTGCTCGACAAGTGCTAGTAGAAGGCTTGCAAGAAATGGCAGAGCAATATCCCGGTATGGACGTTAGGCTTTTGGCCGAGCCACTTGATAGATCAACAAATCAAAGTGACCTAGTAAGGTTGTATGAGTCTGTTGGGTTTGAGGTTGACAATTACCAAGATGGAATGAGCTCAATTCCGATGTCTCTACGACTTCCCAAAAAAGTCGCAAGGACTGGGGGCAACACACCACCCGCTGCACTAGGGTATGTCAAAGGCGGCGCAGTCACCAAGAACAACGTAGAACGCATGCGCAACGATAACCGCAGATATTTAGGATAAAAAATGCCCATAGACAAGGTAGTAAATCTGGCTCCGAACTCCGACATCATTGAATTTGATGAAGACGACGGTCAGGACATTGAGATCATCATTGAGGATGACGGCAGTGCTCTGATTGAGATTGGCATGGGCGATGAGGAGCAGGGTTTTTACGACAACCTTGCGGACAGCATCGATCCGCAGGATCTTGGGCACATCTCCATCACGCTGCAAGCTCTGTTCGACGCGGACAAGAGCTCTCGCGGGCAGTGGGAGGAGATGTACGCCAAGGGTTTGGACCTGTTGGGTTTGCGGATGGAGGATCGCACGCAGCCGTTCCGTGGCGCGTCGGGCGTTGTGCATCCAATGCTGACCGAGGCCATCATTCAGTTCCAAGCGCAGTCGTTTAAGGAGCTGATGCCAGCGGGTGGGCCCGTGCGCACCCAGACTCTGGGCAAGGAAACGCTGGATAAAGTCCAACAGGCTGCACGTGTACAGGATTTCATGAATTACCAGATCACGGCTGTGATGAAGGAGTACACGCCGGAGTTTGATCAGCTGCTGTTTTACACCGGATACGGCGGCTCTACCTTTAAAAAAGTGTACTACGACTCGCAATTGGGTCGTATGGTCAGTCGTCTGGTGCTTGCCGATGACCTTTACATCCCCTACCACGGCTCGAGCGTGATTTCTGAGTGCCGGCGCATCACGCACCGCATTGCAATGGACTCAAACGAGTTCAAAAAGCGTGTTTACGCGGGTGAATACATTGATATCGAGGTGTCCCCTGACGGTTCTGGCATTTCGCAGGATCAAATTGGTGCCACCATTGACCGAATTACCGGCATGCAGTCTGCTGGCGAGCCAGAAGAGATCGCTTTGCTGGAGTTTCACGTCGATTTGGACATCCCCGGCTACGAAGACGTGGACGAGGACGGCGAACCGACTGGGATCAAGCTGCCGTATGTGGTTACAACCGACGAAACCAGTGGTCGAGTGATCAGTGTGCGTCGAAACTGGGCAGAAGAAGACTCTCTGCACCTTAGAATTGAGTATTTTGTGCATTACATGCTCGTTTCTGGCCTCGGTGCCTACGGTTTGGGCTTTGTGCACCTGATTGGCGGCCTTTCTAAGACCGCAACCTCTGCACTTCGTCAATTATTGGACTCTGGCACGCTTTCCAACCTGCCTGCGGGCTTTAAGGCCAAGGGCGCGCGCATTGCGGACGACGACAAGCCCATCCAGCCGGGTGAATGGCGTGATATTGACGCTGGTGGTGCTGAACTGGCCTCCTCACTGCTGCCGCTGCCCTACAAAGAGCCCAGCCAGACCCTATTTGCGCTGTTAAGCTTCACCGTGGACGCCGGACGTCGCCTTGCCAGCATTGCAGACATGCAGGTGGGTGATGCTAACCAGCAGGCGGCAGTGGGCACCACCCTTGCGCTGCTTGAGCGTGGCTCGATGGTGATGAGCGCCATCCATAAGCGCCTGTACTACGCACAGACGCAAGAGTTTGAGATGCTCTTCCGAGGTTTTGGTCAGTACTTGCCCCCCGAGTACCCCTATGATGTACCGGGAGCGTCTCGTTTAATCAAGCAGTCGGATTTTGACAACAAAGTAGCTGTATTGCCCGTTGCTGACCCCAATATCTTCTCCGCTGCGCAGCGCATCACCTTGGCACAGACCCAGCTGCAGCTGGCGCAGAGCGCGCCAAACATGCACAACATGTACGAGGCGTACTACCGGGTTTACCAGTCGATGAACGTGAGGGACATCGACGGCATTCTGAAGACCCAGACCAACCAGATGCCCAAGGACCCGGCAAGCGAGAACATCGATGCGATTGACGGCAAGCAGCTCAAGGCGTTCGCCGGCCAGCAGCACGACTCGCACATTGCCTCGCACCTGATCATGGGGCTCTCGCCCTTGGTGCAGGGCAATCCGCTGGCCGCTGTTGAGTTGCAGAAGCACGTTATGGAGCACGTTAAGCTCAAGGCAGAAGAAGACGCCGAGGCCGAGCTGTTCCGTCAGTACGGCAGCGACCCTGACCGCATGGTCTCCGACATGCAGCGCGAGGCGATGATCTCGCTCAACATTGCTCAGTACCTGATGGACGTCAAGGCGATGCAGACAACGCTCTCTGGCGAAGGCGCAGGCGCACCTGACCCGGTCATCGCGCTCAAGGAGCAGGAGCTTCAGATGCGCGCGGCGAAGGATCAGGCTGAAATACAGCTCAAGCAAGAGGGATTGAAGAACGAGCAGATGCGCATACAAGAGAGTTCGCAGGCCAACGACGAGCGCATTGCCTCGCAGGAAAAGATCGCTCAGGGGCGCTTTGAAGTTGCCCGCGAGCGCATAACCACGCCCAAACCAACGGCGCAATAGGAGCAATGATGCGGTCATCCAGCAAGGACAAGTCACGCACAAAGAGCAAGATAGCAAAAACCGATAGAGAACTTGGGATAAAGGACGGGGGTGTAAGAAAACCGAGAATAATCAAAAAACGAGACGGAAACAACGATGTAAAGATCTACTAACGCTGCTTGACGCCTTTCAGACGGTGGCGACTACCTTCTGCTTACATGGAAATGACCATGCTCACTTTTGCTGAAAAAGTACTAAAAGAAATGAGGAAGATAGAACACGACACGCAGCAGCTTGTGCTGGGTGGGAGTGTCAGCGACATGGAGAGATATAGGTATCTGATGGGGCGGTTAGAGGGTATTCGACTTTCAGAAAGTATTGTGAAAAGCGAACTTGATAAGCACTCAGAGGACTAACCTATGCAACCAAAGCTGACAGCTCTAGAACAGAAATGGGCAGACGATAAGGCCAACCAAAAACCCTCGCTGAACGATGCCTACACAGATGATGGCACTGTTCCAGAAAGCGGTCTCACACAAAGCGTCTTAGACTTGATACCGCAACCGACTGGGTGGCGCCTTGCGCTGCTACCTTACCGGGGTGCCGGTACGTCAAAGGGCGGCATTGTGCTGACCAAAGAAACAACTGAACGCACTCAACTGGCAACCAACGTGGGCTATGTGCTCAAGCTTGGACCACTCGCCTACGCGGACGAAAGCAAGTTCCCCGACGGCGCATGGTGCAAACCCGGTGACTGGGTGGTGTTTGGTCGTTACGCGGGCTCCCGCATCCAGATTGAGGGCGGAGAGATTCGCCTTCTGAACGACGACGAGATTTTGGGAATTGTGTCCGATCCTGCAAGCATTTTGCACAAGTGAAGAGGAAAGTATCATGATTGATTCAAATGAAAAGTTAGAATTCGATATTGGAGAAAACGAGGAGGCGGCTACGGTCACCATCTCGGAAGACACCGAAGGCAAGACCACCAGTGTCGTGGAGAGCGGTCCGAACGCGGAGGAGCTAGATCAGTACTCCGACAAGGTCAAAAAGCGCATCGACAAGCTCACCGCGCGCCTGCGTGAGACCGAGCGCCGTGAGCAGTCGGCCTTGGAGTACGCAAAGAGCGTGCAGTCTCGCAACGAAGAGCTGCAGAAGCAGTATGAGCAGACAGCAGTTGCGCGTGTGGGTGAGGCCAAGGGGCGGGTTGAAACGCAGATTACCGCGCTCAAGAACGTGATTCGTCGCGCGCGGGAAGAAGGTGACATTGACACCGAGACCGAAGCGCAGCAGCGCCTGACGTCAACTATCATGGAGCAGCACCAGCTGGCGAACCATGAGGCGCAGGTTAGCCGGATACGACAGCAGCAAGAGCGGGCGCCCGCGCAGCAGCAGGCACCCGCACAGCAGCAGGCACCCAGAAGAAACGATCCGCGTGCAGAAGAGTGGGCGGAGAAAAACACATGGTTTGGCTCGGACGTGGTGATGACCAACACGGTTCGTGGTATTCATGTGGAGCTTGTTAAAAACGAAGGATTTGACCCGCAGACAGATGAGTACTATGATGAGATAGATCGCAGAATGCAGGATCTCTTTCCGAAGAAGTTTTCTGAGTCTGCGCCCCAACAAACCAGAAGCAGCCGACCCGTGCAAACCGTTGCCTCTGCGACCCGATCTTCGGGACTAAATAATTCAGCACGCCGTAGTATCCGGCTTAAACCTAGTGAAGTTGCAATGGCAAAGAAACTAGGCGTACCGCTTGAAAAATACGCACAATACGTGAAAAGGTAAATACCATGAGCGAAAACGACATCGTTGTACCAAAGTTAAATCGCAGCACCCGGGGCACTGAGTCTCGAGAAACCACTGCGCGTCGCAAGCCTTGGGCACCTCCATCACGACTCGATGCTCCTCCCGCCCCAGACGGTTACAAGCACCGCTGGATTAGACGAGAAGCCGGTGGAGTGGATGACAGAATGAATATCTCCTCAAAAATGAGAGAAGGCTACGAGTTAGTGCGCGCCGACGAATACCCTG